CTGTCAGTGTAGACCAGCCCACTACCTCCGCTATGATATTATCCATGATGTCACCCCGTAGCCTATAAAGAAACCCACAGTGAAACCGATTGTACACCACTTGGCGTACCAGTACAAGTCATTCATGGTCTGGCCCTCGCTCTACCATTAGCTGCAGCGCAGCTGCCCGGTCATCGTCCAGACTGCGAATCAAATCCTGTAGTACCTGAGTTTTGACCTCATTAAATAGATTATCAGAGCTGACCATATTGTCCAGCTGTGCCTGTAGCTCATCTATCCAATCACCTGCCCGTTGAAAAAACTCAGGGGCGTCGCCATTGTGTAGTGCCGTTCTGGTGGTACTTATCTCCACCCAGTCATCCCATTTGCTCATCATTTAACCCTCGTAATAGTGTACTCATTAAATCCTGAGGCGCGCCCTGCTGCATGCGCCTCTGCCATTGTAGCATAGTATTTGCTGTAATCAAACGTATAGTAATAAACCCTGTACATTACGCTGCCTCCTTTCGTTCACTCGCTGGTTTAATCCACAGGTACTCGCTCCAAAATGGCTCGCTGGCGTTGCCTGCATATATAAAGGAATCATGCCACCCATTAGTATCGTATTCTGCATGATCCTCATCTGACATCAACTGACAATCCATTAAATTATCATCCACTGCATTATCTATGGCCTCCTGTTCATTGTTACCATACGATACACAAATTAATCCAAACTCGTGACCTATTAGATACGCACGTTCTCCACATCTAAAGCCATCTTTATTTGCTATTTTAATACCCATTATGCTACCTCCACTAAATCATTAATCACTGACTGGGGCACTTCCACTGCGTCACAACCCTGTAGCCATTTGTTGATATGTTTGGTGGTGGTTACGCTGTACTTGGTGGATGTACGCACCAGCGCACCTGTGTCTGTACGTGCGGCCACTGGGGTCTCATAGCTAAAGAATACCTGTACGTCGCCCAAGTCTAGCTCTGTTTGGTTACTACCTAATTGCTTAAGTTTCATCTTGTGTTACCTCTGTGTTGTTGTTGGTTTAATAGTGCCCACTGTATACCAATGGGCACGATAAATCAACTATTATAATACTCTTATTGAGTCCTGCATCTCAGCGGGGTTTTCCTCTAGGTATTCCCATAGATTCTCGTCTTCCTTTAGTTCCTCTTTTATTCCATCCAATATGCACTCTAAAGCCCTCTGCTCTGACTTTATGCCATAGACTGTAAAGCAGTGATAGTCAACCCACTGCCCATCAATATGCGTTTGCATATTAAAGGTTGCTGATTCGTTCCACTCTGCGCGGATATGGCTTTCTAATACTTTAAGTTCCCAGTGTTTCATTTTGTGTGCCTCTGTGTTGTTGTTTGTTGTTTAGATGGGGCCATTTTACCGGAATAACCAGGGAGGTAAAATTTATTTAAACTATAATGCTTTGGACTATTATTGATCTGGTGAATACCTACTGCCTACCTTTATACATACGCGTGCGCGCGAGTACCACAGTACAGAACTTGTGTCAACCTGTGGATTCATACAGTGGTGGTGGCTGCTAGTGTGGTCTATAGGTATCCTATAGCATACTCACACTTAACCCTGTGGAATCCCATGCAATACCCGTGCCAACATGGCAGCCTGTGGATAACTTGTGGATGCTTGTGTATAACCTGTGGATAAATAGACCCCCGGGGGGCCGCTGTGGCTACCTTATTTACCTGTAGTTACCGCATGTATACAAAATAGTAGCATTTTGGAAAAAAGAGTGTATAATTACATTTACTTATGACTCCCTGTGCATGCCATAACTCCTTGTAATACCTGTGTATTCCTAAAATGACACCAGTATAGCCTTAAGCTATTAAAGGGACGGCCCTTATGTATAAATATGTTAACATTAGTGAAGAAAAGACTTGACTTTTGGTTAAAAATGTGGTATAATTTATAGTATACTAAAGAAGATAAAGATTACCTCGCGCCCTTAAGTATCCTTAAGCATCGTTAGGATTGATCTTTTAATAATAATTAAAGAAACTAACTAAAGTATACTTAAGTATCCTTAAGTACTAAGGGGAATACAATGAATACTAAAGAACCTAAGGGTAGTCAGCCCGCGAAGCGGGTGGGCAGACCAAAGAAAACAGCAGTTGTGTCAAAAACCAAGGGCAAACGTAACTCAGTAGGGCGGCCCAAGGGTGACGCAGCGGTCATTAACGAATACAAGGCTAGAATGCTGGCATCCCCTAAGAGTAGGAAGGTGCTAGATAGTATATTGTCAGCAGCCTTGGACGATGACCACAAGAATCAAGCAGCAGCATGGAAGCTCTGCATGGATAGGTTGTTGCCTGTCAGTTATTTTGAGAAGGATAAGGCCAGCGGAGGCAAGAGTGCCATCAACATCTCTATTACAGGGGTAGGTGGAGAGACTACTGTCATATCCGGTGGAGAAGAACCCATTGAAGGGGACTACACAGATGTATGATATAAATCAAGACTTAGATTACTTTACTAGGGAAGAGTTTGCTTGTCAGTACACTGGCGAGAATGAGATTAGTGACAGGCTGTTGCTGAAGTTAGATTTGTTACGTGCTAGATGTGGGTTCCCCTTCGTTATCACAAGTGGCTACAGATCAGTAGACCACCCCATAGAAGCAAAGAAGGAGACACCCGGAACTCATGCCCAAGGCATCGCAGCAGATATTAAAGTCAATGACGGTACACAACGGTTTAAGATTGTTGAGGAGGCTATCAAGATGGGCTTTTCAGGAGTTGGAGTTGCTAGTAGCTTTGTGCATGTTGACATCCGCGACCTTGACGGTAATGAGTCTCCTGTAATGTGGACGTACTGATATGGCAAAACTAACTAACGAAGAGAAAGCACTTCGTATATCTCGACAAACAGGGCTAGACTATAATAATGTCTTGCAAGGTTTGCAGATGGCAGACATAGAGTTTCAGATGGCTATTGCTCCTTACACAGGATACGAAGGCCCTATTGATCCTAGTATTGCTCGTTATCATTCTTTGCCTGAAGGTTCTCAATCAGGACTCTTGGGTTTTTCAACCCCTTCAGAAGCTGCAAATCGTTATATATCCGCAGCTAGTTTTGGCGCTGGAGGCGATGAGATTATGCTTCCAGCAGAACCAGGCACAGTCAACGTAATAGGAGCTAAAGGAGCTACTCCTGCTACATGGGCGCACGAATATAGTCATCAGTTAGAAAAGGATAGGAGTCTCTATAAAAAAGCTAAGTCTGACGATAGTATAGATGCTTATTTAGCTTTTACAAAGTTTGGTTCAAAAAACGCACAAGAAGTAAGTCAACGTGTTTTAGACATAAGAAGTGCTCAAAACATGGACGATGTTTCTACCGCTGTTAATTATATAGCAAAAGAAGAGATTAAAAGTTTAGAGTCACAGATAGACAGAGCTTTTTCAGAAGACGATGTTGAAGAGGCTCGTAGACTACTTAAAAAAAGTAATAGCATTACAGAAAACATTATTAACAACCCTACTGATCAAAACATAACAGATTATATTAAAACAAGTTTAAGTGACGTTAATACAGAATACGACAAGATAGGCGCGTTTAAGTCTAACTTGTTTAAAAAGATTGTAAACGACAAAGAGCAAAAAGCAAAAACAGCTAAGACTTTTAAGGAATCTCTTGACTGATTTAGCGGTTGAGCTGTTACCTTGGCAGCAAGAAGTCTGGGAAGACACTACACGATTTAAAGTAGTGGCTGCTGGTAGACGTACAGGTAAGAGTAGACTAGCTGCTTGGCGGTTAATCATCAGTGCGTTGTCTGAGAAGAAAGGTCAGGTGTTCTACGTTGCCCCTACACAGGGTCAGGCCAGAGACATTATGTGGCAGTTGCTGCTGGAACTAGGCCATGACGTTATAGCGTCAGCACACGTTAACAACCTACAGATTAAGCTAGTCAATGGCTGCACCATCTCTCTGAAGGGCGCTGACAGACCTGAGACCATGCGTGGTGTTAGCTTGAAGTTCCTGTGTATGGACGAGTACGCAGACATGAAGCCAGAGGTGTGGGAGCAAATCCTACGCCCTGCACTGGCGGATCAGAAGGGTGAGGCGTTGTTCATTGGTACACCTATGGGTCGTAACCACTTCTATGATCTGTACCAGTACGCTAGTATATCTGAGGACGCTACGTTCAAGGGCTATCACTTCACTAGCTACGATAACCCGTTACTTGATCCTGAAGAGATTGAAGCAGCTAAAGGCTCTATGTCAGCCTTCTCATTCCGTCAGGAGTTTATGGCATCCTTTGAGGCGCACGGCAGTGAACTCTTTAAAGAAGAAGATGTTAGATTTAGTGAGGAAGAACCTACTGATGGTAATTATTACATTGCTGTCGATTTGGCAGGATTTGCAGATGTACAAAAAGTCACTACTAAAACCAAAAGACTTGACCAGACGGCAATTGCTGTGGTTAAAGCGGGCGTCGAAGGCTGGTGGGTTGCTAATATCATACATGGCCGTTGGGGCGTCGAAGAGACTGCCAGACGAATCTTTGAAGCAGTCAGAGACTACCAGCCAGTCGCAGTAGGTATTGAGAAGGGCGCGTTAAAGAACGCTGTCCACCCCTACCTCAACGATATAATGAAGAAGAACCAGACATTCTTTAGGGTGGAAGAGCTAACACACGGCAACAAGAAGAAGACAGATAGGATCGTGTGGGCACTACAAGGCCGCCTAGAACACGGTAACTTAACACTGAACAAAGGTAAGTGGAATGCTCAGTTCCTAGACGAGTTGTTCCAGTTCCCTAACCAATTAGTCCACGATGACTTGATAGATGCTCTTGCATATATAGACCAGTTAGCTAAGGTCTCTTATGCTTTTGACTACGAGGAAGAGGACTACGAATTCCTAGACAAATACGCAGGCTACTAACTATGGAACTAGAAGGCAACGACAACTTCGCTACAGAGCAGCACCTAGAGAACTGGGTAATTGAAAAGTGTGACTCATGGCGTGACCACTTTGAAGCTAACTACTCACAACGCTTTGAAGAATACTACCGTCTCTGGCGTGGTCAGTGGTCTCCACAGGATCGCACACGAGACACTGAACGCTCTAAGATTATCTCTCCTGCGCTACAGCAGGCTGTTGAGTCTTCAGTAGCAGAGCTAGAGGAAGCTACCTTTGGCCGTGGCAAGTGGTTTGACATTAAAGATGATGTCTACGATCAAGACCCTAACGACATTGCTTTGCTGCGTAACGCGCTAGAGCAAGACTTTAAAAAGAACATGGTGCGTAAGTCAGTGGCTGAGTGTCTAATCAACGCTGCTGTATTCGGTACAGGCATTGCTGAGATTGTTCTTGAAGAAGAAAAAGAGATGAAGCCTGCTACACAGCCTGTAATGGGTGGTGAGCTTACAGCCGTAGGTGTTAACATACAAGATCGTACATGCGTCAAGTTACGCCCTGTAATGCCACAAAACTTCCTAATTGATCCAGTAGCTACAGACATCCAGTCTGCGCTGGGTTGTGCAGTAGATGAGTTTGTGTCAGCTCACTCAGTAGAGCAGCTACAGGAAAGCGGTGTGTACCGTGACGTACCGTTAGAGCTAGCTTCTACAGACTTTGACATTGAACCAGACCAAGAGCTTACTCAGTTTGAAGATGACAAAGTTAGACTGACTAAATACTACGGCCTTGTTCCTCGCCACCTGCTAGACAAGTCAATGAAAGAACCAGACTCAGAAGAAGAAGTTGTAGAGCTTGGTGACGAAGAAGACGATTCCTATTATGTAGAGGCTGTTGTTGTTATTGCTAACGGCGGTGTCTTGCTAAAGGCATCTAAGAACCCGTACATGATGGAAGACCGTCCTGTCGTAGCATTCCCATGGGATGTCGTTCCTAGCCGCTTCTGGGGTCGAGGAGTATGTGAAAAAGGCTACAACAGTCAAAAGGCGTTAGACACAGAACTACGCGCTCGTATTGACGCTCTAGCACTGACTATACACCCAATGATGGCTATGGATGCTTCCCGTATGCCTCGTGGTGCCAAGCCCTCTATACAGCCCGGTAAGACCATTCTAACCAACGGCAACCCTGCTGAGATTTTACAGCCTTTCAACTTTGGTAATGTTAACCAGATTACCTTTGCACAGGCTCAGGCGTTGCAGACTATGGTACAGACAGCTACAGGCGCTATTGACAGTGCTGGTATCTCTGGCTCTATCAACGGCGATGCTACTGCTGCTGGTGTTTCTATGTCACTAGGCGCTATCATCAAGCGCCACAAGCGTACACTAATCAACTTCCAAGAAGCATTCCTTATTCCTTTTGTGACTAAGGCAGCTTGGCGTTATATGCAGTTTGAACCTGAGCTGTATCCAGTCGCTGACTACAAGTTCCACACTTCTAGCTCACTAGGTATTATTGCTCGTGAGTACGAAGTAACACAGCTTGTTCAGCTGCTACAAACTATGTCACCAGACACGCCAATGTATCCTAAGCTGGTTATGTCTATCATTGACAACATGAACCTGTCTAACCGTGAAGAGCTTATTGCTACTCTTGAGCAGGCTAACCAGCCTAATCCAGAAGCACAACAGGCCGCACAGCAAGCACAGCAAGCACAGTTGCAGTTCCAGTCGTCACAAACTGCTGCCTTACAAGGACAAGCCGCTGAGTCACAAGCTAGAGCGCAGAAGCTGGCAATGGAAGCTCAAGTTATTCCTCAAGAGCTAGAGATTGATCGTATTAAAGCAGTGACTACTAATCTAAACAAGGGTGATGCAGACGATAAAGAGTTTCAAAAGCGTTTGGAAATCTCTAAGCAACTACTTAAAGAAAGAGAAGTAGCTGTAAAAGAAAGCAATGTTGCTCAACAAGCAGCTCCAGCGCCTGCTCCAGCCCCTGTACCACGGGCACCACAACCACAAGGAATGATGCCTAATGGTCAGCAATAAAGACTTAGAAAACGTAGTAGCTCAAGTAAACGTAAAGTTTGAGGCACTATTTAAGAAGATTGCACAGCTTGAGAAACAAATGGAGACTAAGAATGCCAGCAAAAAAACCAGACCCAAGACTAGCTAGGGCTGGAGTTGATAAATTTAATCAACCGAAGCGTACCCCTAGTCACCCAAAAAAAAGCCATGTTGTCGTGGCAAAAGAAGGTGACAAAATCAAGACGATTAGGTTTGGAGAACAGGGGGCAAAGACCGCAGGAAAGCCTAAAGCGGGAGAGTCCGAAGCAATGAGAAAGAAACGTGCTAGTTTTAAAGCACGACATGGTAAGAACATTGCTAAAGGTAAGATGTCAGCAGCTTATTGGGCCAATAAATCTAAGTGGTAAACATTTA